CGCGTGTTTTTTTTTTTTTTTTTTTACTTTTTTAAACCTAAAAATATGGTAGAAAGTCAGCAATGTTCGCTGTAACTAAATGGGAGAATACCTGATATCACCTCCTGACAACCTCACCTCGACCTCGGTGCAGGTGTTGTCGTGATGATCACGTATGGGTATATCGTACACCCGTTTGCTCATCATGTGTCTAACGTCCTTGTACTCAGCCTGAGTGAAGGATCGCAACAAGTCGTAGCAGGCCATGGCCTCTTCGACAGACATATTGGAAACCCAAGATGAGTAGGTCTCTGCTGTTGCATGCGCGCATTGTTTGATGCCTATCTTTTCGACCAAGTCGACGTACTCGCAAATGCTAAGTCTGTACTCTTCGAAAGTCTTTTCGTCGGGAAGGTGTTTACTGAGGACGCGCCAAACTTTGGCTAACAAGTTGAGTGACATGGCGCCGTTGTTGTAAAGCATGCCGCAAAAGTCTACGACCATGTTCTGTGTGAACGCAAACTCACTGTTAGTCCAAGTGTGCACCCACGAGAGTCTTCGGGTGTTGATGTGGAGTTCGGCTTGTTTCTTGTTAAAGTCGTCGCCGGAACCGTTCCACGCGATCGGGCCAGTTCCGTCCAAAACGTAATTGCCAATGACTTCATCGTTGATCTCGTTGTACTCTTTAGTCATTAACACACCACTGGGCATCTCGTACTTTATCGTGTAGAAGATACCGTTGCCCACGACACGAACGTTAGAAACACTATCGTAGACCATGTCGACTATGTGGGGAGAGAAACACATCATCTTCCAGTAACTCTTCTGCATGTATTGCACTGGGCACGTGCCTCCGCTGTCGGCCTTAGCTACATCAACATTGGCGCTGTCGGGTATGTATGCGAAGCGATCAGCTTGGTTGGCAACTTCGGTGACGAAGTGCTCGAGTGATTGACCGTGCATGGTGATGCCAGACACTTCGTTGTCGTTGCGTATGGACTGGCGTCTCACCATGGCCATAAGTCTGGTCAACATCTGGAGCTTGGCGTTAAGACCGAGCGAACTAGACGCTATGCCTTGTGCTACACCGTCGGGGTTGTAACCCTTAGTCATATTGGCTATCTTATCAGTTGACTTAAGGGCACAGCGCAAACCGATCACGTCTTCACGCCAATTCCAACCTTCACCAGCGTAACGCTTGTCGTAACTGCGATCGCGTGCGTCACGCAAGAGGCCGTCTACGAGTTCATCCAACATGTCGTCGGTGACCGATATGTTTTCCCTCCGATGGTAAATATTGAAGTGATAGGTTAACATTTCGTCGATTTCAGCGGCTAGTTTTGGTGTCAAACCAGGACTGGGCATACCCTTGGAATTGTATCTCTTGGCGGCCACTCGCAACAGCTCGACTGGATTGTTTTTTGCGAAGACGTTGCCGTAAACGTTTGCGAAAGACACACGTTCGCTCAAAGTGTTCTGAACGTGACCACGGG